TTTGTCTTGCTGCAAAATCAGCAGCAGATTCACCTGGTTGTTGTGATATGCCAGCAATACCAGTTGATACTACAGGTACAGCAGATTGTGCTACTACTTGTTTTGCTAAATCTTGTCCTAGATCTTGAACAAATTGTGCAGGTAAAACTTGTGATTGTTGAACAGCCATTATAATACTTCCTCTAGTCTTTGTGATGTTTGAAACATTTTTCTTGCGCCATCCATGCCTTGCGATTCTTCAGATACGTCACCTCCGGCCTCGAGGTTCTTCATCATGTTATACATGACTTCTGCGCCTTTGTCTACACTTCCGTCACCAGCATTTCTGACAGCGTCAGCTGTAAATACAAATTCATTTTTAGATAATCTTGCAGGTACATCATCTGCTTTTTCCATACGTCCCATATCTACAAAACCACCTGTTTCTCTGTAATCTTTTTCTTTACCGTCCATATCTAATAATGGCATAACTTTTTTAGCTACAGGTTCTTTACCTTCTGTAGATCCACCTTCAGCTCTAAATCTTCTTGATAAATATTTATCAGGGTTAGCTCTTATCTCTGCTATGTCTATTCCTGTATTATCTGCTATTTGTTGTGCTTCCTCTTCTTGTTCTGCTGTTAATAATCCTGATACTGCTGATGCTCCTGCTATTAAAGCACTAGGACTTGTTAAAATTTTACCTAAAAAATTCTTTTCAAAAACAGGTGCTTGATCACCATAAGAAGTAACAAACTCACCTAGTTTTGCTTTTGACATTATATTTTCTAATCCACCTTTACTAAATATAGATCCTACACCTCTAAGTTGATTTATTGGACTTGCAAAATTACCAAAAAAAGTTCCTCCTTGAGCAATACTACCTAAACCACCAAGACCTGTATATAATAATGCAGCTTTACCTATCGGTGACTTTGCAATCTTTTTAACTGATCTTCCTATTTTTTTAACAAGTTTACCTAGACCATACATCTGTCTTGCTGATTCAAGGTCCATGATCCCACCTTCGTAAGGCATGCCACCACCTGCTAATCCTGCTCTACCGCCATCAGCTAAAAGCCCTTGTGCTCTTAATTCAGCTTCAGTTTCTGACATCCCCTGTGCTTTTATTTCTTTATTTTTAATAATATTTTGTTTAGCTTCTTCTGCTAAACCTGTGCCTAAACTAACGTTCTCAGGTTCATTATTAATTCCAAAAATATCCATAATTTTTTGCAAATTACTTTTTTCTTTTACAATACTAACAGGTAGTTTTTCTATAATAGGTTTGTCTCCACCACCAACATTTGTAGATGGTCCACTTTGATTAGGTCCACCACCTGTAAAAGGATTGTCATTTCTAATATTACCTCTAACATCTGTGCCTGGAGATATGTTTTCACCACTTGCTACTGCTCCTTTAAATAAACCTATTCGTCCACCATCAGCTCTAAATCTTCTAAACAAACCTTCATCTTCTTCTATCTCTGGTTCTTGGTCCATGTCGCTTGGTGCTTCAGCCATGATGCCTGATCTTGGTATAGGGTATGCATCATTACTATCACCAGTCATAAGTTGATTACCATATGCATCAATGTTTCCTGAAAGTCTTTCTGACATGTAGTCACTAAATAATGCATCTTGTTGTGATGGAGTTAAAGTTGTAAAATCTATATCTTTAAAATTTTTTGAAGGTAATACTTTATCAAGAAAAAAGTTTCTATTAATAGTCATTCCTTTTTGAACAAGAGGACCAGATAAATTTAATCCCATTCCTATTAATCCAGGAAAATTAGAACCTCGAAATCGTTTATTTCTAAATCTTTCAACTAATTCTTCTTGTTTTTCTGCTTCTTGTCTTCTTACTTCATTTCTTAATTCTATTTGTTGATTTAATCTATCTGTATCTTTTTGTGCTTTGGCTGCTCTGTCAGATAACTCTTTATTAGCTGCTCTATCTGGTGTCGATACGGTTCCCATATCAGCACCACCACCTTGGAGTCCTACACGTCCACCGTATTCTAATAATTGTTTTGCTTGTTGTGCGTTTGTTATGGCCATCGTTCTATTCTATTTGGTTTCTCCTAATAAATCAAGGCTAGGCATGATGACATTTACGTCTTGAGCCATATCTTCTTGTTTATAGCCTTTAGCTTCCCACTTTTAATGCTTCTCCTTCTTCCATTACAAGAGGATTTGTTAAAAGTTCTGTTGTTGCTTTAGATGCTATTGCTTTATCTTTAAATAAATTAAATATAGCACCACTAGCATTTACTAAGTTTACAGTTATTGTGCTTCCTGATCCTGCATCTTCAGATACTAATAATGATTTAATAACAGAAGATTTAAAATTAGGCACTGTATATAGTGTAGTTAAATCTGTTGTAGTTAAATCTACTTTTTTATTTATAAAACTATTTGCCATTAATCTAAAAAGAAGCTTCTAGCCTCTATCTCATCTTTTAATTCTTCTTGAAACGTAGAATTTAATTTTTCTACAATAGCGTCAAGATCTCTTACCTGAGCTTCTGCTGTAGGTAAATCATATTCTTTACTTGGTCTTGTTAATACTTGTACTATTTTTGCCATTATCTACGTCCATCTGGTTGTAAATCTAATCTAAAAGTTCCTAACTTCCAACTTTGACTAGCTGCTGTGTTTTCTATTTTCATAGCTACCGCTCTTGCTCTTGCACGAGTATCTACTTTAGTTGTAGTGTTAGTAATATCAAATGGTCCAAGAGGTGAACCAGCTTGTGTGCTATTAGGGTAATTTTTTAATTGTAGTGTAATTCTAGTTGTTCCTGTTTGTGATATGAAATCTGGAACAAATCTTCTTATCTTCATTAAAAATTCACCATCTCCTCTAAACGTTGCAACACCTGTAGCTTGTCCTGTGCCTTGTGCTCTTGCTTGTGTTATATCATAATCTCCAGAGGATATATTTGATGTAATCGCAGTAATAGTTCCATTTTTATTTTGATCAGTTCCTATTTCATGTTCGTAATAAGTTGTCTTTCCATCTGTATTACCAACCACGTCAAAAGATGTGTCTGTATCTGCTTGATATTCTGTTGCATGAGGAGCACCAAATACTGCAGAGTCTCTCCACATAGTTCGCGATAGTGTACCATTTGTCCAAACTGGTCTTTGTGGTGATGAATCAAAATAATTATACGCAACCATTTTATTAACTACTTGTGAATTTAATGATGGATAAAACCACATAACTTCACCAAACAAATTATTTAATCCTGCTGAAACCATCTGGTTTCCTGATTCTATATTTATATCATCGTAAACAAAGTCCTCTACTAAACATGGTAATGATTCTAGTTTACCAGCATATCTAAAGAAACCATTCTCTGACATCCAGTAGGCAGCACCATCAACTTCTACGCATGCGTTCTGTCCAACAAGTCCACAGTTAGTTCCAGCTTGTGAAAAGGCAAAAGTAAAAGGTTGACCAACAAAACGTTGAGTGAACAATGCTGTATCAGTCCAAACATAAATTGCATCTCTACCTCTAATGGCTCCAATGATCCGTGATCCGTCGGCCAGTCTTTGTGTACCAGCTGTATTGGTTGCTGTAGGTGTGTAAGTGTTTATATCCTCTTGGTCCGAGAATCTAATAAACATGTCATCTTGTGTTAATGAATTACCAATAGTTGTTTCTGTACCAAAAAATACTAAGTGTCTATCGGGAGTAGATACTATCATATGACGTGACGCTGTTGGTGCTCCAGCTATAATTGTTGCTCTTGTAGTTGTAGCATTTGATAAAGATGAATCCCATTCAAAAACACTACCGTTGTGAATTAAACAAATAGCTTTGTCACCAAAGTTATCTATCGACCACATACCAGGTTCAATAATTAAGTCACCAGATGCTGCTTCACCCCATGCAACATATTCAGAACTATCTGTTACTGTTGCTCCATTACTATGTGCTGATCTAGTTGAGTTTCTAACACCTCTTGTAATACCTGTTAACGTATTACCACTAACTCCAGTATAAGATATTTCTTCATTTCCAACTTGAATAAAATTTGTACCTGCACTTGGAAATTGTGTAGCGTCTGTTAAAACAATAGATGTACCTGAACCACCTGTTCCTGCCGTATCATTTAATAAAGCTCCATTTAAAGTTGTTGTAACTGCTGAAACATCTTCACCACCCCAAGATCCTAATCCATATCCAAATCCTTTTGCCTGAACTGGAGGACCAACATGATAGTAGTGTTGAACTCTTATGCCACCCGATGTTGTTGCTCCACTTCCTGTTTCGTTAGAAGGCATCGTTATTGTTAAAGTTGTAGTTGATGGTACAGATGATACCATAAATTTTTTATCATCAAAATCAGATGCGCCAAAATTAGAACCAGTAATTGTTGTAAAATTATCTAATAAAATAATGTCATCTTGTTGTATATTGTGTGCACCAGAAAAAGTTAAGGTAACTGTTGGCTCTCCATTAGTTGTACTAAATGCATTTGTGAGTGTAGTTGTATTTTTAATAGGGTGTATGTCATAAAATACACCACCAGAGAAAGCGTACAATATTCTGTTAGTACCAATAATAGCGTATTTTCTACCCAAACTGTTTACATAGTGATGTAAACCCCTAGTAGCTCCGGTTAAATCATCAGTCCCTAATTGTTTCCAACCACCTATTTTTTCAGGTGTACCGTATCTAAACCTAACATTATCACAATCTACCCATTGACCTTCTGCTGTTGTCTCTGAGATTTGTTTATTAATACCTGGTTGAAATCCTATTTTCTGTAGCATATCTTTTCATTATATAATAAAAATAGTAAAAATATACCCCTATTTTATCACGATTTAAGTGATTTGTGTACTATAAATAATTCACTACTATATTGAATCTTCCTTTAGCATTAGTGCAGGTCGTGCTATTGTGTTTTTTTGAGGGGTCATGAAACAATATTCTGTTTTCAATAGATTCTACTTTTCTATCATTATCTAATACAGTTGCTCCATCACAAGTGTTTATAGAAAAAACACAACCCTTATGTGATTCTACATAATCTGTATGTCTTTTGTTATAAGATAATACTTCTGTTCTAGGAAAAAAATTTGCTTTTATTCTTATTAATTTATTTATATTTATTTTATACAAAAAGTTGTCTAATAGAAAACCATAGAAATCGCTTTTAATAGCATTGTCTTTATAAAAAACGTGACTCATAAAATAATGTTTGTCATTTTCATCACCTTCAAAAGCCACCGAAGGAAGGTAATACCAGGGAAAAGAAGAACCCATTATTACATTTTTAACTTTAGCAAAGTTTTCATCAGGTAAAAAATTATCAATTATTTTCATTTAAAAGTAATTAAAAATTATATTTATTTTGTATTTTTCGTTTGTGCATGTTGTGCTTTTATGTGGTTTACTAGCATCAAACAATAACATTCTATTCTCTATAGTTTTAACTTTTTTATCGTCATTCATTATAGTAAATCCATTATTAGTATTCATCATCAATAGTGCTGCCTTGTGTGAATATGGAAAATCTGTATGAAAATCATGTTGAACAATCTTACTAGTTTTTGGATACAAATTTGATTTTATTCTTATTAAAGATTTAACATTTAATTTTTCTAATATAGGTTTTAAGCTATCAAAATATTTTGAATTTACTTTATGATTTACATAAAAAAGATGAACAAAATTATAATGTTCTTTATTAGGATTTGAAAGATCAGTTACACCTTGTGATAAAAACCAACCAAAGTCGTAACGCTCTAACATTTCTTTTAGAGAGCTAAAAGTTTCTTGATCTAAAAAATTATCAATTATTTTCATTTTTCCATACTTGGTTAAAATTAAAAGAAACAGAAACTCTAGACTTAGCTGACATATTTTGACCTACGTCGTGTGGCAACCAACTTGGAAACATTATTAAACGTCCCTCTATTGGTGTATATATTATTTCTGGCCATTGATAATTTAATCTATTATTTTCATTATTTAAAATAGGTTGTTTACTTTCTTTTATTCTAACAGGATCTTTTAAAAAAAGATTACCACAATTTTCTGATACCTTAATATAATAAACACCTGACCATAAAGAGTTAGTGTGAAAATGTTCTTTATTATAAGAATACTTACAATTTATATTTGCCCACATTTCTTCACATTGGGGTGTTGTATCAACATGATAGTTTTCTGATTTATATATCTCTTCTTGCATTTTATATATTTCATTAAATAATATTTTATATTCTTCTTTAGTGTGTAAATTAGTTTCGCTATGCCAACCTAAAGAGTTTGATCTAATAATACCTTTTTTATTTGATTTGTTTAATTTAGTAATATTTTTTAAAACTTTTTTATTTATATGTTTATGATTTGATAAATCCTTAACATAAATCGGTATAGAAAAATGTAGATCTTTATATAAATTTTGGTCCATTGATAAAAAAAGAAAGCGAGCTTCTAATCCCTTTTGTTACGGGGGTTACTTTATGATTTAAATGAGACTTAATTAACACCATATTTCCAGGTACACTAAGTTGTTTAACCTCATACTCAGTACCATTGTTAAATATAAAAAATTTACCACCTTCGTATTTTCCTTTAGATAAATTAATTAGAACAGTTAATTTTGTAGAACACACATCATCTTTAGTTGAATCTATATGATAGTCATAATGACCTTTTGATTTTGAATCATATATATTTAATAAACATTTCATACTATCGTTAATAGGAAAAATGTTGTATCCAAATTCTACACTATTTGTAGCCTGTACTAAGTCAGTTGCTTTTTTTATTTTATCTTTAATACTACCTAAAGCTATAATTTTAGTTGTAGTTATTTTTTTTAAAACTCCATCTGGAGTAGCACCCATATCTTCTTTTGGTTCATAACAAAAAAAGTTTTTATCTATGTAATTATGTAAATCTTTTATTTCTTTTTTTGACAGAACATTTTCATGCCAAAAGTAATCGTATTTCCAACTCATTTTTTTACCTCGATGTTTATAATTATTGCTATTCTGGGTTTTGTTACATTTTTTTGTTTTGGTATTTCATGTGGTAGCATACAATGAAAAATAATCAATTCATCTTCTTTAGGTATATAATCATATTGTTCAAACATAAATGAGTTATCTGTTTCTACACTATTTATTTTATCAAAATAATTTGGATATAAAAATTTTGCATAAGGACCAAAATCATTTGTATTATAAAATCTAATACCTTTATGTTGTTTAGGATCAAATTGTATGTAGTGAACACATGTAAACATTAAATTAGGTAAATGTCTGTGTGCTTTCATAAACTGATCGTTTCCAACACAAGTATAATTAGCTATAGAAAAATTATATTTAATTGTTTTTTTAAGTTTTAATTTAGTATTAAAAAATTCATTTATTATTTTTTTATATATAGGTTTTAAAATATCATTATATATATTTACTGGATGTTTAAATTTTTTATTATTCCAATCATTATATGAGTGGTGTAAATCACTATCCTCATCCCAAGCATTTCTTTTTTTATCTATTTTATAATTTTGTAAAATATGTTTTAAAACAACATCTTTTTTATACAAATTAGGATTTACCTCTGTTGAATATATTTTACTTCCAAATAATACTTTATCCATTCTTAACTTTCTTTTTTATAATTATTGTCCACTCTAATATTGGTGTTATATCATCTAAATAAATTTTATTCAACTTATTTTTTAAAACGTATTTATTAAGTTCTTCAACATCTAAAATAATCCACTCGTGATTTGTCTGCACTACAATCTTATCTGCTTTTGATTTTATATTTATTTTTCTTGCTACTTCTTCATTTTTAAATTTTCTAAATGGTGTTAAATCAAATTTAAATTCTTTATTAGATTTTCTTTTTAAAATACCTTTTACATCCCAAAGTTCTTTTTTACTTTGATCAGGAGTTGCTAATTCATATTCTTTAAAGTTTTTTAAAAATTCATCTATCATTATATCTTTTTAAATTTAACATCGAAAGGCAAACCTAAATGTATTCTATTATCAAGTTTTCTATCTTCTTCAGAATAGTGTAAAAATACTTGAATGCATTCATTACCTTTAAATTTATTTCTCCAATGTTCTAAATCGCACCCTCTATATATTAACATGTCTCCTTGTTTTAAATTAATTTCAATATTTGGTTCTAAGTATATTGACCAAGGGTCACCACCTAAATTAAGTGTAGTAGATATTTGACAACTAGGTCTATCTTTATGACGTTTAAGACTATCACCTTTCATATAAATTCTAGCGTATGAATAATTAATAAATAATTTCTTTTTAATTTTTTTCTCCATTAAAGGATGTATTTTTTTTAATAAAGTATCCATAGCTATATCTCCATAATGACTATAGCTTCCTGGAGCATACTCATCATTCCATCCTCCAAATATTTTAGAGTTCATAGGTAAATATTTATTAGTATAAAAAGTATAAGCTACTCTTCTTTTTAATTTAAAATAACTACTTACAAAGTCTGCAAGTTCTTTTGATATTGTCTTTCTAACAATTAAATATTTATTTTTCTTAAAACTCATTATTTAAAATTAGGTCCAGTAAACCAGGAAACTAATGAGTATCTTTCTCCAGAGGTAACTGGTTTTACTTTATGTAAAGTAAAACTTGGAAAAATTACTATCATACCTTGTTTAAGTTTAACCACCTCATAATCTTTTTTACTTTTTGTATCATATCCTGTATATAAGCATAACTCCCCACCTTTAAATTTTTTAGGATTAGATAACAAAACAATTGCTGATAGCTTTCTTATCTTTCCATTAAAAGAGCTATCTACATGAGCTTGATAATGATTTCCGGGTGCTTTATAATAAGTAAATTGTAATTTTTCTACAAGTCCAAAAAGATCAAATTTAAAATATCTTTGATTGTGATTAATAACTTGACCAACTAATTTATTATATAACCAATTACTTTTGTTTTCAATTCCAATCCAAGAAGTATAACATTCTCTTATTGATTTTAATTCAATATTACTTTTTTCTGTATCAAAAATTGTTGCTTTTTGTTTTTCACTATTTTTATAATCAGCTATAATTTTTTTACATTCTTCTGGTTTTAAAAAGTTTTCATTGTAAGAATACTTACTTGTGTGAGAAAGTTCAAAAGGCCATGCTTCTCCATCATACATAATCATACCATTCTTTCTATTTAATTTTAAAAAGAAAGATATATTAAAATATAAATTTAGTCAATGATTAGAGACTATTTAAATAGTCTGCGTTTACAGTTTCAAATTGAGTTTGTTGTTCTGCAGTAATAGGACTGTTCCACATAGGCTCTCTTACCCAAGATTGAGAGGATTCATCCCAATTATACGGATCTGTTGCATGTAAAAAAATATCTACTTCAGATACTTGTTTAATAGTTAAATCAGGATTAGTTATTATTTTTGTTAAGTAATTACCATTTAAGTCTTTAAAATAAGTATCATTAGTAATAGGAAAAGCTACTGGAGCTTCCCATACACATTTTGTTTCATTTAAAACCCAACTAGCAAAAGGTTTTGGTTGTGGAATAAAAGCATCTCTTACTTCATCATAAGTATATCCTATTCCTGCATAATTTTTTCTAAACGCTTTATCTTGAGTGTCAGACTCTACTCTTGCTTGCATAGAATGACGATGAGTTCCTTCTCGTGTATTATAAGAAGTTTTTTTCCAAACTGCATCAGGTTCTTTGTAAAGAGTTCTTAAAAAATCAACTCCTAATTGTTCTTGCTCAACTCCATTTTCGTCAGTTATAACAGCATTAGCTACTGCCTCCACTGCTGTAACTACATTATTTTCATCTAATTTTGCAAAATGTGCCATTACGTTACTATACTTCCTGACCCAGTAAATGTTACTACTTTGAAATCTCCATCGTCAGCTACTTGAGGACTTCCTGTTGTTGTCCCTGTATAATCACCAGCAGGTATTCTTAAAATAACTACTCCAGTTCCTCCTGAAGTTCCTGGAGCTCCCGCTCCTCCGCCTAGATTAGCTGTACCGTTTTGGCCATTGTTTCCGCCACCACCAGCTCCTGGGCCAATGTGACTTGATGGTCCACCAACACCTCCGCCAGCATATTGTGTGTCTGATCCTGTAATACTAGATGGGGATCCGTCTCCGCCACCTCCGCATTGTCCAGAGTTTCCTCCTGAAGCTTTTCCAGTTTCAGCCGAGGCTCCTCCGCCTCCGCCTCCACCACCTAGTGGTCCGCCTTCGAAATTTCCTCTACCACCATTTTTTCCTTGTGATGGTGATTTTGAAGGTGTGTTTCCATTTCCACCTAAATTATGTCCTGAATCTTCACCCGAGGCTCCAGATCCTCCGCCACCTGCTCCTCCAGGATTTCCTGCTACTTGTGCGCCCGGCCCACCGCCAGCGCCTCCGCCTGTTGCAAAAAGTGTTCCATCTGGAAATTCAGCAGATACAATTTTTGAATCCTGACCGTTAGTGTTGGTTCCTCCGCCACCTCCGACAGTTATTGTTAAAGTTTCACCTACTGAAGATTCAATTGTTTCTGAAAAAAATCCGCCTCCTGCTCCTCCGCCTGTCGAGCCTGAGCCGCCTCCACCAGCAACTAATAGATAAGTTAATTCAACTTTTTTTGCACCGCCTGATCCAAAACCTAGGACTTGATATCCAAACATATTCTATTCTCCTTATGCGTCGTTAGCAGCGTCAGTAGTAAAGAATACTTTTACACCTAGAACTCTACATTCTCCGGTAAAAGTGTCTCCACCGTCGGCAGCTTTTCTAAATAATTGAAAATAAGTTTGCTCACCTGCTGCAGGAGAACCCGCAACTGTCATTGCACTACTTTCAGATGTAATTTGTTGATCTTCTACTGTGCCAATTCCAGCGTCAGTAACTTCTATTGCTGTTCCATATGCAACATCAATAGTATCGTTATCCGCGCATGCAACTGCTTGTAATCCAAAAATAGCATTACCTGTGTTAGTAGTAGAAGGTGACCAATAAACTTGGTAAGTTAAAGTTCCTTCGTTCCATGATTTAGGCATTGCAATTGTAAATTGTGTAAATTGTTGTGTGCTAGCATCAAAATCAAATACTTTTAAATCTGGTCTTGTAGCTGTTGTTTCTACTTGAGCTGCGTCTGCAGGGTTAGTAGTTGGTCCATACATAGCTGGAGCTGGTACCCAAATAGTTTCTTTTCCTGCAACTTTTACCGCTGAACCACCAGCTTGAACAACACCATTACCATTTGGTGCTATATTAATATTACCATCTGCTGCATCAGTAATTGTTATTGAACCTGAGTCAGTTCCTGAGTTTGTATCTAAAACAAGATCATGTGCACCACTTGTTGTTAAAGTTGCTGCAGCTGCTCCTGTTCCAATTCTAGTTTCTCCAGTGCCTTTTGGTTTGATATGAACATCAACGTTAGTTTCTCCACTTGCACCTAAGATTGGTGGATTACCTGTTGCAGCATTAGTTACTTCTAATTCATTAACTGCTGAAGCTGTTGTTTGAAATATAATTTGTTCTGCTCCATTTGCGTCTGCAATAAAACCTGCATCTGCAATTTTAGGAGCTGTTAAAGTTTTGTTTGTTAAAGTTTGTGTTCCAGTAAGTGTTACATCACCATCTCCAAAACTTAAAGTTGCGATATCTGGATTAGTTCCATCATTAGCTGTTGCGAAAACTAATTGATCACCTTTGTCATCTGCTGCAAAAGTAAAAGAATCTCCTGAACCAGAAGCATATTTAAATTGTACTGTGTGTGATCCTGAAGTTGAATTTCTTAAAATATAAAAAGTTTGAACATCAATTGGAATAGTTACGATTTGGTTTCCAGATATTGAACCTGTAAACTCAATCATTCTATGAGATAAAACTGCACCAGTTGATCCGTCAGAAACAGATAAAGCTGTTGTTTGTGCACCACCAGCAATTGATTGTTGTGTAAAACCACCAGAAATTTGTTCGATGATTTGTAAATTAGTATTTGTTTTTGTTCCCCATGTACCGGCATTTTCACCAGTTGCTTGAAGTTCTACCCCTAAAGGTGTGTATGTTGATGCCATAATTTTTTTCTCCTATGCTACGTCACTATAAGTTATATTAACACCTGTGTCAACATCTTGATATGCTTGAATTCCAAATCCTGTAGAAACACCAAATTCTGATACAGAGGCTGTTGCAGACACTCCTGTTAAACCCATGACATCTTCAGGTGTTATTGCTCCTACGGACGACGTAGAAGCCACTCCGCTTAATCCTACAAGCATTTGGTCAAGATCTATTGATCCTACAGATGACGTTGTTGCAACGCCTGTTAATGGTACAAATTCTACAATACCAGCTATTAGTTCACCAACTCCAGCTGTTGCAGAAACTCCTGTTAATGATGCTACAGAAGTTAAGTCAAGTGTTACAGAACCTACTGCAGAAGTTGAAGAAACTCCGGTTAATCCAAATGTTAATTGAGTTGGATCTAATTCTCCAACAGAAGCAGTTGAAGAAACTCCGGTTAATGAAACTGTTGGTGATAATATAATTGTTGGTGAACCAATTGAGAATGTTGCAGAAACTCCGGTTACTCCCATGACGTCAGCAGGGTTAAGTGTAAACATACCCCAACCATTTTCGCCGTAAGTTCCATTACTCCAACCATTGACACCTAAATTTGATACGATTGCATCAGGTGCAGTTAGTTCTACAGTTAAACCAGAGAAACCCCAACTTTCAAAGTTCCAAGTATCTCTACCCCAACCTTGATCATTAAACGCTGATATAGAACCTACTGATGCTGTTGCTGATACTCCAGTTACAGATACAACAGGACTATTACTTTCTCCATATGGTTGTAGTGACCATCCTGCTCTACCCCAACCTTGTTCAGAAGATGCAACAACTTCACCTACAGATGAAGTTATAGATTGACCTGTTAAAAGTGCTACTTCATCATTAGCTTGACCCCAAGAACCACCATCGTTCCATGTATCTGCACCCCAACCAGTTACAATGGCTTCAGTTGTGCCCCAACGACCGGTGCTCCAGGTTGTGCCTGATTGGTTCCAAGTATTGGCCATAAGGAAGACCTCCTTATGCTAATCGTATGATTGCGTTAGATGCGTCTGCTGTTGGAAATTGAATTGTGAAAGTTCCACTTGATACAGTTTTGTCTCCACCAAATGCAATTACTGCACATGCTGGATCACCAGAAGCAGAATCATTATAAATTACTGCACCGTTTGCTGTGAAAGATGCACTTGTGTAACTTACATCATTAAAATCACAAACAGCTGTTGTGCCTGATGCAGCTGGATCAACACTTGTAAGTGTTGCACCACCTGCTGTGTAAGCAGATCCTGATGTATTAGAAATTTCGTTTGAAGTTGAATAAGCTGTTGTACCTGCACCTAATGATGCAGAACTAGTGTATAAAGCTATTTTAAAAGTGTTGCCGCCTGAAGCAGAAAAGTTATGAACTCCTTTTAAAAGTTCTACTTTAAAACTTGTGCATACCGCTGATGATATTGCCATAATATTTTATCTCCTATGGGTTTGCCGAGTTAACTGGAATACGAACAGCGCCATCTGTGTAGTCGTCTCTTCGTCTTCTACCAACTTGCTCATTAGCAAACTTTTGTACCTCTTGTTTATACTTATTTTCATAAAGTGTCAACATATCAATTGGGCCTTTTAAAAACCCGTATGTCTCTGATAGACAACAATACAATAGTCCATTAGGGAAATTCATACTAATATAATTAGTCTGATTACTAGACTCTAAAGTAGCTGGCATTTTGTTAAAATGCACTCTAAATTTGTAGGTTGTATCTGGAACTGGAGCAAACATCATTCTTCCAGATGTAGTGTCACTATCTCCTGTAGCACCACCAAACATTGCATAGTATTTAGGCTGTCCTCTTTTTGCAGTTTCTGTTGAGGGTACGTATTGTTGTAAGTATGTAATATCTTTTTTCTCTAGCCAAACATTATTTCCTGTTACATCAGAGGTTGAATCGTAGACTTGTATACCTCTAATAAATAATGCTCCTGCTGGAGCATTAATTGTTGATTGACCAGTTATTAAATTACCATCTTGTTGTTTTCTATCTGCATCAATAGGAACATCTCTCATAATTCTATATTGTGCGTTTAAGATTATGTTCTCTAATATATCAGTTGTTAAAACATTTGAATCTGTTTCTGTATAGTTTCTAAGTTGTGTAACTAAAGTACTGTAACTTATACCTGACATTACGCTACAACCTCTTTACATGTTGGACAACTTTTTCTAAACCTATTGTGTTTTGTACAATGCTCTGGTTTTACTTCTTGTTTTAAAACAACAGGTTCTTGTCTTTTAGGTTTAAATATATTTTTAATTTTATTCCAAATATAACTTATCAT